CAAAATTGACAAAGACCTTCGCAAGCAGTTCAATGCCGACGCTAAACAAATTGCGCAGCCGTTAGTTTCTTTGGCTGGCTCTCGCTATCCAGATACTCCCTTGTCCGGAATGAATCGCAACTGGACACAAGGCAACAAGAAAATCTTTCCCTACACAAAAGCCAAAGCCGTAAAAGGTCTAAAGGTTAAGTTCTCTACTCGACGCAACGATGCCAATGTCATCTATGTGACTCAGTCTGATGCTGGCGCTGTGGTGCTTGAAACTGCTGGTCGTGGCAAGACAACTATTCTTTCGGAAAACCTTCGAGCAAGAACTAATCGCATTCTTTGGCCATCAGCCGAACAAGCATTGCCTTCCATACAAGCCGAACTTCGAGCGCTAGTGTTGCGCGTAATTACTAAGGTAAATCAGGAGTTGAAGTAATGGCTGTAAACATTCCCATCATCAGCGAATTTGACGGCTCTGGTATTAAGAAAGCCATCTCTCAGTTCAAGGACTTAGAAACAAACGGTCAGAAGGCTCAGTTCGCCATCAAGAAGGCTGCCGTCCCAGCCGCTGCTGGATTAGTTGCAGTAGGCGCTGCACTCTTTGACGCCACTAAGGGCGCTATTGAAGATGCAGCCGCGCAAGAAAAACTTGCATTAACAATGCGTAACACCACGGGCGCTACTGATGCACAAATTAAAGCCACGGAAGATTGGATATCCGCACAAGGTAAAAGTCTTGGATATACCGATGACGATTTGAGGCCAGCCCTGTCTCGTTTGATGACCCAGACTCATGACGTCACAAAAGCCCAAGAACTTATGTCTATTGCTATGGACGTTTCTAGCGGAACTGGGAAAAGTCTGAGCGTTGTAACAGAAGCAATTGCAAAAAGTGCAGGAGGCTCAACGGCTGCTCTAGCCAAACTGTCACCCGAACTAAAGCAAATGGCAAAAGACGGCGCAACCGCAGACGAAATGATGGCCGCCCTTTCTGGCACTTTTATGGATCAGGCAACAGTTGCTGCCGACAGTGCCCAAGGACAATTCAAGCGTCTTGGCATTGCCTTATCAGAAACCAAAGAGTCAATAGGCGCTGCACTTATCCCAGCCGTTGAAGCAATGCTTCCGTTGCTTACTTCGTTTGGTAACTGGGCACAAGAACACCCTGAAATCTTGTTGGCTATTGGCGCTGCCATTGCCACTATTGCTGCCGCCATTGTTGCTGTAAACATCGCTATGGCTCTCAACCCATTTAGCCTTATCGCCATTGCAGTAGTTGGTCTTGGTGCATTACTTGTCACGGCCTACAAGAAGTTCACACCATTCAAAACTGTTGTGGACTCAATCTTTGGCGCTATGGAATTTTGGATTGGCGAAGTAGTAATCCCATTGTTTAATACTTTGCTTTCAACTGTGAAGGCCGTCTTTAACGGCATCGCTCGAATCTGGAACAGCACAGTTGGCAAGTTGTCATTCAAGATTCCTGATTGGGTTCCGGGTATCGGCGGAAATGGTTTCTCAATGCCAGACATTCCAATGCTTGCCAATGGTGGAATCGTGACCAGCCCAACTCTTGCTTTAATCGGTGAGGCTGGCCCTGAGGCTGTTATCCCTCTTTCCCAAATGGGCAATATGGGTGGTGGCATGAACATCACAGTGAACGCTGGTCTTGTTTCAACGCCCGACCAAATCGGTCAGCAAATCATTGAAGCAATTCAACGCGCACAGCGCCGTAGCGGAACGGTCTTTGCGGCAGCATGAGTACCCCAACTATGCAGGTCATGGTGGGCTTTCAAAGCACCACAGGCTTCGGTACTCCATTCCTTTTGAATGATGCCTTCTATGGCGTTCTGGACACGGCTGGGAGGGGAACCCTTGGTGGTGTCACCATGGTTGACCTGACCTATCTAGTTGAATCGGTCAATATCACTCGTGGACGCTCGCGCCAGTTAGACCAGTTCAATGCAGGCACAGCAACTATTGCTTTTGACAATGCCAGCCAAATCTTAAACCCAAGCAACACGTCAAGTCCGTACTACCCGTTTGTGTTGCCTCGATGCCCAGTGCAAATACTTGCCAACGGCGTCCCTATCTACACAGGTCTTGTGACCGACTGGAACCTTGACTACGACATCAGCAATCAGGACATCATGTATGCCTCATGTTCTGATCAGTTCACAGTGCTTGCCAACCAATCCCTGAACTCTGTCACGCCATCTGCTGAACTTTCAGGCGCTCGAATCAACGCAGTTTTGAGCCTGCCCGAAATTAACTACCAAGGCGCTCGCGCTATTGACACTGGCTCTTCCACGCTTGGTGCATACGCAATTGCCCAAGACACCAACGTGCTTAATTATCTGCAACTGGTAAACACCAGCGAGCAGGGCTATCTCTTTATGAGCGCCAATGGCACCCTGACCTTCAAGGGTAGGTCTAGTGTTCTCAACCCAGTCGCTGGGGCTACTTTCAACACCGACGGCACAGGGCTTCCATACCAAACACTGGTGAACCAATACGGCGATGAGTTGCTTTACAACTACATAGTCACCCAGTCACCAGCAGGGGCTAAACAAACCACCAGCAACGCCAACAGCATTGCTTTGTATCAGGCACAGCAGTACGCACTGCTCGATCTGTTGAACAGCACAACTACAGAAGTTGCTGGGCTGGGCAACTATCTGCTCGGCAAATACCAAAAGCCAGTTTTACGCTTCACAGGACTATCCACCCAAATGGCAGCGCTATCTGCTACAAACCAAAACATTGTGCTAGGCCTTGACCTCACAAGCATCTGCACAGTTGTTAAGAACTTTGTTGTTGGCACCCCAGCAACCGAAACCCAAACCCTGATTGTGTCTGGCATTGCCCATAACATCACACCGGGTAGCCATATTGTTTCGTACACTTTTGAGAGTACGGACGGCAACCAATACCTCACCCTTGACGATGCAATCTTCGGAACGCTCGACAACAACCTTCTAAGTTTCTAAAGGAGACAAACAATGCCAGCAGTAACAGGCTTCACATCTGGTCAGATTCTGACCGCAGCCCAGATTTCCTCCATGCCGTGGGGCGTAATCAATACAACCGCAGGTGGCACATCATCTCGTGGTTGGATATCTATCACGACAGGAACCACCAACACATCAGCGGAAGGAGTTGAAGACGTTACAAACGCCACAATGACTTTTGTAGGTGTCGCAGGTCGTTTGTATAAAGCGTCTTTCTTTGGGGCAGCGTCTAGCACTTCATCTGCTGGTGTTTGCCAGTTCATCATTGCCGATGGCTCTAACAATGCTCTGATGCGTCAGCGCGAAGAGTTTGCAAACAACGGCTACGGGATGGTTTCGCTTACCTATGTCTTTACCTTGACAGGTTCAGGAACGATTAAATTGCGCATGGACTCAGAAGTAGCCGACACCACAGTGTTCGGTGCAGTACCAGCACAAGGAACAATGATTATTGAGGATATTGGTGTTTCAACATGATGCGAAAAAGCCTGATTCTATTGGTCATTTGTGCATCGCTGACCGCTTGCGCAGACCGTGAACGCCTTAACTGCCCACGCACAAAAAACAAAGCACTTCGAGGCGCAGTGATTGAACCAGTAATAACGCCAACAACAGACGCCACTCAATACGGCACAGGAGGGAAATGCGTATGAAACCAGACAACAGACACAGCAACGAAGAAATTAAAGCACGACTTATCTTTGTCGTAGCAATCGGCTTAACTATTGCTTTTCTTGCTTCAATCTTGGCTTTGCTGTACGGACTTCTGTTTGTAACACAACCGCTCGAAGTCTCACCTAACGACGATGCAGCATGGTCTGTGTTGTCGCCAATGCTTGCAACACTGACAGGTGGACTCTTGGGAGTATTAGCAGGTAATGGCCTTAAAGACAGACCGAAAGACCCACCAGCACCATGAGTAACCGCGTCTATCCTTATTACCCATCTTGGGACGGCAAGCGCACACAACCAGTAACAGCCAAACTTGTTGAACTATGCAAAGCACGTTGGGGTCTCATTTCTTTAGGCACATACGTCAATAGACCGATGAGATCAGGGGCAAGCCTCAGCGTTCACGCCACCGGGTACGCAGCCGATTTAAAATACAAAGACGAAGCACAAGCCCGAATCATTTGGGACTGGTTCCTAGCCAACTCAAAAGCCCTTGGACTTTGTGAAATGCACTGGTACGCCTATGGTGCCTACGGCGCTGGGTACCGCTGCTCTCGTGGCGAAGGCAAAGCAGGCGTCAAGATTTACACAGCAGACGACAATGCAGGTTCCTACCAAGGTTCTCCAAATTGGTTTCACATAGAGTTAGCGAACCAAACGCCAGAGCACTTCGAGCAAGTCTTTCGAGCGTTGAAATAGGACTCCCAGTATTGTTTGAGCGTTACTGGGGCTAGGTGGTGGGTATCTTTGTTTCCATTGGGATATCCACCACTGACTTCGCCAATTGTGTATAGTCACATTTAGCCACTCAAAGGGCTCTAACCAAAGGAAACACCATGACAGACCAACCGTCCCTATTTGATGAGCCACTAGCCATCGCACTACTAGAAGAAGCCATTGAGCGCGTCGGCCTCAATGCAAACATTTCATGGGCAGTAGAAGCCC